TATTATTATATGATCAGATCCAGTCAATCCAGTGGATGTTGCATCCCAAGGATTCTCTTTTTGTGTGTGTCTTAGTATCTGATATCCAGTTCTGTTCTTATCTGATGCACCAATACCAGCCTGAGATGTAGGTGGTGTAGATGGGGCAGTATTCCATGCTCTGTAGTTAGATACTGTCTTATCAAATCTACCAAACCTCCTTACACCAGCGACAATATCTTTTGGATCTGGAGAATAGTTGCCTGGGTAAACGTCATAGTCAATACACACCCACTGCACCTTCTCATGTTTTCTTAGATCTTCTGCTTCTGCATCAGTCAACATGTAAGTTGCTCTGGTATCACT